CTTATGTTCAACATGATCAAGTTGTAAAAGCTTCACAATTTGCAGATATAGTTTATGATGTTAATCAATTTCTAACTTTTAATTATAATCAATACTTTTTATTAAGTTGTACTGGAAATGAATTTAATAATTTATTAAACTCAACAAGCACATTTTTAACTGTTTTAATTGATAATCCTACAATAAATATCCTAGTTCCTGCTAATGTCTATATTAAAAATTTACTAATTTACAGTAATAATTTAGCTCCTAGTATCTTTGGTTCAATAGATAAATTTTTAGTCGGTTTTAATTTTGGGCCAATTATATTTTATAATAATGCTTTTGTAAATACATTTATAGTTATTTATAATGATTTGTCAATTAAAGTCTATGATTCTAGTTCAATAGATAAATTTTTAGTTATTCAAAATTCTGGGACAATTGAAATTGATAATAATGCTTTTATAAATACATTAGAAGTTAGAAATAATTATGGAGAAATTGATATTAATGATAACGCAATAGTTGTAAATTTAATTTGTAAACAAAATGCTGGATATGTAAGTATTTCATCAACTGCAGTTGTTTTAAATAATCAATGTGCTTAGCTTCAAATTTGTAATTTGAAACTATTTTTATATCTTTCAAATTTACAATTCTGAATTTGCACATATTCGGTCTTCATTCTAAAGTAAAAAATTCCAAATTTGACCTCATAATGTTCATAATTCTCATAATTTACAAAATACAAATTCTTTATTATCATCAGTTATAAAAGTCAAAATTGTTCCATATAATTTTTTCATCAATTCAAAGCGGTTTTCAGTCCAGTCATGAATAGCAATACAGTATTGCTTATATTTTTGCAATTGAGAAAAATCTAATTTGGCTTCACATCCTTCACAATCCATAACTAGAATGTCAGTGTCAGGATATTGATTTCCAGTCCATTCTCCATGAATTTCAACTTTGTCACATATTTGAAATTCTTTACAAACTTTTTCTTTAAATCTTTTATTTAATTCATCACTTTTTTCATATCCAATTACTTTTTTAGCTCCTTTTAATAAAAAATATAAAGCTGAACTTCCACAATCATTACCAATTATCGTAATTGTTCTATCTTTTACATCCAATTTCCCGTAAGCTGTATCGAATTCGTGCCAATAACAACATTCCAATTTGCAAAAATAATCTTTATAATCCATAATATCACTACGCCCTTAGTTTTGAACTTGTAATATGACATTATTAAACTTACAATTCCAAACTTGTGCTATTTGATGCTTAATTCTGAAATTAAGAAACTTCATAATTGCATCACCTAGTTATAAAAATCTGGCATTTTCTTCATAAAGTTCATTACATATTGCATAACATTCATTAACATCATCTAGAAATTCTCTTTTATCACACATTTCATAACATTCATGAATAACATTATTTAAACAAACAAAATCTACACATTCTCTAAATTTTTCTATCCAATAATTCCACATTTTTATCAACTCTGCACCACTACGTCCTTAACTTTGAATTTTTAATATGACATTATTAAACTTACAATACCAAATTTGGACTATTTGATGCTTAATTCTGAAATTTAAAAACTTCATAATTGCACCACTTCAAATAATGCATAAACTGTACACTTTCCAGTTGCCCAAGCGTAAATATTTGAAGGATTATTAACATGAATTTCTATACTATCATTTGGCAAAATTGGGAAATTATTATATAAATTATTGCCAATATAAACTATATAATTGCTAAGATTTTGTAAAATTATTCTTACAGTTTCAATTGGCGGACCTGAGTATAAAGGACTTGGAACTGTAGATACATCCAACTGTAAACCTTCTATAGTCGGCGGACTTAAATATAAAGTTAATTTATTTAACGTATTTGCTAAGCCAACTGTAGCTAAATATACATATGTAAGTGTATAAGCTACAGAATTCGCAATAAAATAAATTGCATTTTGTAACGAAATTCCTAATCTTTCAGCTAATGAACTTGCTAATTGGTAAAATGAATCATAAAAGTTTTGTAAATCCTGCTTTATTGTAGTTCGTGTTTGTTGAACATTAGAAATTAAATAATTAACAACATTATAAATTGTTTCATAGAGAGCTTGAGTATCTTTAGTTAAAACTGAAGTTGCAGTTGGAACAGCAACTATAATTTTTTCATAAATTTCTTCTGGTAATTTAACAATTGAATAATATAATTGTTCATTTGAGTATAAAATTGCATTTATTTGTTGATTTGCTGTAGCTATAAATCCAGCGATATAAATTGGGTCTAACTCTGTAAGTACTGGTTGTCCAGCTATGTAAACTTCATTATAGAAAAATCCAGAACTAGCAGTTATAGAACCTGGAATTGTTAAGTTTCCATTTTTCAGAATTGAAGTTACAGCATTTCCTCCAGTTTCATAAAGTTGAATAAGTAAAAGTGATGCAGTATTCCACATGGAAGAAGTAAGTCTTTGAAACGGTGAAGCTAACAAACTTGAGATTGAAGTATATGTAATACTCATAATTTAATATTTTAAGAATGACATAAATAAGAACTCATAGCTTATATATCATATTATGTATATTAGCTGACCTAATTGTTCTTGTTACGAATTAGCAATATTTTAATTTGTCATGAACTTGAGAAATAATTATGAAAATCTTTACTTTTGTTGGATTTACAAAGCATTTAGAAGAACTGGATTTTGACTATGTTGTAGTAGATAGAACTTTTAACGATTTAACTCCAGAATTAGAACAGAAATTTAAAGATAAGATAATCTGGAATGAGACAAATAGTGATATTAGATGGATAAGAATAGCAAAACAATTGCTCAAAATTCTAGATGTAGCAAAAACTTTAGATGATGATATATTTGCAATAATTGATAGTGATCTAATTGTTCCAAAAATTAGAGAAATTAATCCACAAAATAAAATTCTCACGCTTTGTTATTGGCTTTATTACGACTGGGCTAACGAAATAAGACCATTCTGTTCTGGAACAAATTACATATTTAATAAAAAACATATTGCAATTTTTGAATCTGTAATTAATATCTATCTTGATAAACAATATTATGAAGATTTTCCAATAGATATATTTCTACATGATCATATTCTTCACGTAAATGTTCTAAAACTAGGAACTATTCATTATGTAAAGACTCCAGAAGGAGAAAAAAGAATGGAATTTACATGGAATGATATAAATCAAGTATTTAAACATATTCCAGAATTTGTATTAATTAGCTGGTGAGGACAAATATGGAATTCTTTAATTCAGAATTAAGTTCGTTCGGCTTTAATTCTGAAATTAAAAATTTCCAAATTTGCCTCACTCCGATCCAGTCCAAATTAAAAGTTAAAGACATTAAAATGTCATTTTTTAAATTTTGAATTAAGCACGCGGTGATATCAATTTGACAAATATTATTTATTACGTTTATCCTCAACATCATGATGTAAGCTTCAAATTTGTAGCAAAAGAACATATAAAAATGTTAAAAGAAAAATATACAGTTTATGAAATTCCTGCTTTATCATTTTATCAATTTACCCCATTCAGATATCCAATTTCTATAATTCATCCTTTCTTTTATTCCATGTGGCACTGGGGAAAAATAGAATTCTCATTTTTTGAACAATATAGAAGCCGTGTTTCAGCAATTGTAGGAGTTGAAGTGGCTGATTCTGATAGAATTTCCGAAAAATTCATAGATTATGCTAACAATTATGCTGATAGACTAATTGGAAATTCAGAATGGACTGTAAACGCTTTTAAAAATTCTGGACTAAAAATTCCAATTTATAAAGTTGTTCATAATTTCAATTCTAGATTATTGGCAAAAGATAATGAATTAAAAGTTGATGAACAAGTTAAATATATTGAAAAAGTTAAAAATGAGAAGAAAATAAAACTAATAATGATTTCGTTATGGCATTCTGACTTTAGAAAAGGTGCCGATTTATTTCATGTCATAGCCAGAGAAATACAAAAAGAAAGGAATGATGTTTATTTTTTAGTCAAGTCAGGCGGGCCGAGAACAGATTTTCAAGACTTAAGAATGTTTAATTTGACTGGAAATACTGATTTTGATAATATAGTTAAAATGTATAGAATTTCTGACTTATATTTACTAACTAGTAGAGGAGGAAGTTTTGAATTAAACGGTCTAGAAGCTTTTGTCTCCAAAATTCCAGTAATTGCCACTAAAGGCGGTGCATGGGAAGAATATTTCCCTAACACTTTGAAAGATTTACTAGTAGATTCTTGTAAATTTCCAGAAGTTCTACCAGGAAATCCAATTCATATAGGAAAAGGTGTAGAAATATGTGTTGATAAAGCTATAGATAAAATATTAGAAGTCCTGGACAATCTTGATGAATATAAAGCTAGAATTGAGGAAAATTATAATTTCTGGATTGAGAATTTTAGTTATGAAACTGTAAAAAAACAATTATTTAATGCCTTAGATTTTTCTTAAAAAATCATAAATTTTTAATAATGCCTCAACATTTTCTTCTTTCTTTAACTTCTTTATTTCTCTTATTATTTCATCATAAATATTATTAATTTTAATCAATTCCAAAACTTCTTTAATTAGCAGAATTGAAAATTTATGAGATTGTTGAACAATAGTATGAATTTTCTTTGCTAATTTTTCAGCATTAAAATTATTATAGTCAATTGAAAGTTCAACATCTGAATATTTCGCAATAACATTATTTTCATAAAGAGTCAAAAAAAGTTTATATTTATTTTCTATAATTACTTCAGCCTGATTACCATTTAATCTAACTATTACGTTTTTCCTTAACTTTATCTCTCTAGCCATTAATATAATAAATATTTTATGACATTTATATTTCTTTAAATTTCGAGTAAATCTTAAATTGGTCATAAAACTGAAACCACAATATGGAATTCAAAAGAGAAAGTTCTGGATTTATAAAAAGTTTCAATTCTCTAGATATTTTTTCCATAAATCTTTTGTACATGGGAATTCTGAGCGGAATAAGTTATCCATTATTTGTTTCTCAAATGATGAAAAATGTAAACTTATTAATTGCAGTTCTTATAGGCTCTGTCTTTGGAGTACCGTTACTTGTAATGTACTACTTGCTAACAAAGAAGATACCATTAAACGGCGGTGATTACGCATATATTCGCTCGACATTTTCACCAAAATTTTATACAGTTTTTGGAATTTCATTATGGTTAATTTACGTATTTTCAGCTCCTGTATTGTCTGATCTAGTACTTCTAAATTTCAATATTCCAGTAATTGAGAAATTCTTTATTTCAGAACTGTTATTTGTTATTGCTTTACTTAGCTTAGTTAAAAAATCAATTTATGCATATTTAGTAGACGGATTAGCAATTCTCCAAATAATTGTATCTTTAATTCTGCCAATTTCAAGTTTTCACTTTCAAGTTCAAAGTTTCATGTTATCAAATACTTTACTTTCAGCTTTATTATTTGATTTATCTATGTTTTTATTTCTAAATGCAATTAGTTATATAGCTGGCGAAACAAAAAATGTAAATAAAAATATGAAAATAGGATATTTTGTAAGCTATTTAGTAGTTACTGTATTAGCAGTATTAGACAGTTATTCAAATTTAAATATATTATTTCTATTAATGCCGATATGGTTTATGAGCTATATTTTTGTAACTTCCATGATTCAAAGTAGACTAATTCAAAATTTAGCATTTGATAAAATCTTACCTGAAAAATTCACAAAAATAACGCCAAATGCTTTACTATTAATCTTTATCGCTGATACAATTGCAAATATCTTAGAAAATCTGCTAAACTTTTCAATTTCATTTGGATTTGACGGTCTATTATTTATTTTCTGGAACTTCATAATTGTAAGTCTAGCATTTCTAAAATTGACAAACAAAAAACTATTATTTTCAATAGTAATGATTAGCTTAATTTTACAGATCTTCTTATTCTTTTATTTAGGATTACAAAATTCAGTATTCTATAACTTTGTAATTGAAGGAAATCTCCTATATGCAATATTGAGAATTGCAATAATGCCGATAATTGGAGAAATTATTTACTTGTTAAGGAGGAAAATTATAAACGCTGAGTTAAAATGAAATTGGTATTTGGCATTTCTAGTTCAAGAAGTTATTTTTTTAAAACTAATTTTCCAGTCCTAATTAATCAGCTGAGATTTAGAAAAAAAACATGGAAAAATGAGACTTGGGTTGACAGTGGAGGATATCAAATTATAATGCATGGTCTAGAAATTTCTATTGATGACATTCTAAGAAAATACAAAATGATAGATGCTTACGCATTTTTTTCTCTCGATATTCCTAGTATTTTTTCACCAATTGATAAACGAAATTTCGAATATTTCGAATATTTATATACGAAAATTGAGTATATAGAAAAGATTATACCAGTTTTACATATTTATCCGCTTCACGAACTAGATGAAGCTATTGATTTTTACAAACAATATACTTATTATTTTGCAATTGGCGGAATCGTTTCTTCTAGTAAAATGAAAGTTTTAATTTATACATTTCCATGGATATTTTATGTAAGAAAAAAAGTTCCATATCTTCATGTCCTTGGCATGTCAGCTCCATATTTCCTTCAAATTTTTAATTTTGCTAATAGCATGGACACAGCAACTCACAGCGTTACGACTTCATTCAGAGAGATCTTTTGGTTTGATGGTTCTAGAAAATACGTAGGAAAACTAAAAACTAAAAGAATGA